GTTTAAAAATAATCCAGATAACATATGGTATGTGGGTAATAAAAATAAATAAAATATGACAAAAGAAGAAATTCTATATAATGTTAGTTTAACCGAGAACGTATATTCAGAAGAAAAAGACATTGATTTTAAGGCTAAAAGATTAAAATTAATTAAATGGATCGAAGATAAAAAATCAGATACACAAGGGTTTGTTGCAACAAAAGACAAATCTATCTATATCGTTTGGAGAGGTAGTTCATCTAAAAAAGATTTTCAAAACGACGCGTCAATTGATAAAGTACCATTTGTTCAAGATGGAGAAAAGGTTCATATTGGTTTTAAATCGTCTTGGGATTCTGTAAAAGATAAAACATATGAAGCATTTGAAAAAGCATTATCGACGTTAGGTGGTGAAGGTGAAGTCAATAATATCATTGTTTGTGGCCACAGTTTGGGTGCCGCAGTTTCTACCTTATGCGCATATGAAATTTATTCAATTTATAAATCAAATAAGATTATATGTTGTACTATCGGTAGCCCAAGAGTGGGGAATAAAGTATTTAAACAAAACTTTGATAAATCATCAATCGAGTCATTAAGAATTGTTAATAATTTAGACGTCGTTACCCGTGCTCCAAATATTGGATATCATCACGTTAATACTGAATTACGTATTGACGGTGAGGGTAAAATAAAAAAATGGATGGTTGATTGGCAAAGAGTTGGTGAATATCTTAAAGCAGTATTCACGGGTAAAACCGCTAAAGATCATATGACAAGTAATTACATAAGTGCATTAAATAAATGGAACCCTTAAAAAAATATGAAAAAATTATTAATATTATTAAGTGTTTTTTTACTAAGTGTTGTTGCTACTAATGCTCAAACAATCGGTAAAACAAAAACAGAAGATTACAAGGCTGATTTTGAAAAAAAGAAAGACATATCAGCTTACTTAGATTATGATGGCCCTCAAATACCAATTCAAATATTAAAAGCCGGTATATCAGATGAAATATATGAAATGTATCCTGAATTAAAAGAAAAACGCGTTGGTTTAGGGGTTGCCAATATTTCTATGGAATATCTGGAGAATTTAAATAGATTTATTTTTACTGAGGATAAAACAGAAATAAAGAACCGTATGGTTAAACAATTTCAAGCGTCACAATCAGGTATTTCAGAAGATAAATTAGATGGTCGAGGTAAAATTAGATTAGCAAAATATTTTGTAACAATTGAGTGTTATGATTATTCAATATCTGAAGACGAAACAATTAATCTAAAAGATGGTATAAAAGATAATATGGTAACTCGTATAGGTCTTCAGGTTAGATTTACCGATGCGGAAACTGGGGCTATGTTTGGGGCATCCGGATTAGGTGAAGCGACAACAAGAAGAGAATTAACTCTTTTATCTGATGCAACAATCGACCCAATTAAATTCAACCAATCAACAATTTCAATTGCAACTAAAAAGGCATTAGACATTGCTTGCGCAAATATTCTTGATAGAATGATTAAAAAGGGTGTTTTTACAAAATAATAATTTTTTAAATAATGGTATAAAGGGGTTTAATTACCCCTTTTTTTATATTTATAATAAAACGATAAAGTATGAAAACGTTATTAATTACATTATTATTCATTCCAACAATTATGTTAGGACAGGTTTCATCTTGGAGAAGTAATCCTCCGCAACCACAAAGAACGGAAACCCCTAGAGTTCAACCAACAAGCCCACAAAGAAATGATGTGAGTAGATGGAGAACACAAACAGAACCAATTAGACCTGACCAACCTGTTCCACAACAACCATTGGTTAGAAGATGGAGAAGTAATGTAGCAAACCCATATGGTTACTATTGGGGAAATTGGGGTTGGTATCAACCGTTTCCTTACATTTGGTATGACGATTTTGGATGGAGACAAAGAAGTGTAGTTAGAATATACGAAAACGGTAAAAGAGATACAATTAGAAAAGAAACAGTTTACACATCTTTTGGTATTGGACACACAAATAATAAACAAGCATCTTTTTGGGGTGCGGTAGGTGGTAAAAAAAGTTATTTTATTTTAGATTATACAATGTCATATGATATTGATCAAAATCAATATTATCCATACGGTAGAATTAATGAGGTAGATTTCACACTAAGTAAAAATGATTTTATTAAACAAGGAACTTTATATCTTGGCGGAGGTAAAAGATTTGGTAAGTTAGGTGTTCATGGTATGATTGGATTTGGTAATGAGAATATTAGATATCAAGGTAGAGACGATCTTGGTGGTATATCATTTCCAAAATCAAATTCAAATTTTACAACATTTAAAATTGGTATTATTAGAGATTTCAAATTTTTTACAATAAAATTAGATAGAGATCCAATAAGAAATTATAACCAAATAAGTGTTGGTTTCCATAACAAGTAATGAAAAAAATATTATTTTTTATTTTTATTTTTATTTCAATAAGATCATTTGGTCAAACATATACACAAACATTCATTGATAAATGTAGTGGGGAAAAAAAGGTTGCCACAACAACAATGATGAATGGTTATGCAACAGTATCATTTTATAATCAAGTAAGGACATTTTCACCATTAGAGGTTCAATCAGGGGTTGTACAAGCTTGGTTATTAACAACTAAAACCACATATGAAGCGATTACATGCCCAGTAATAAACAACCCTGTTGTACAACAAGCAGTAACAAACGCTGCGGCACAAACGGCAGCAAATGCAGCATCAGCGGCAGCTAGTAGTGCGGCTTCTACGGCCGCCAGTAGTTCAGCAAGTTCTGCAGCAAGTAGTTCTGCAAGTAGTGCTGCAGCAAGTTCAGCGGCATCAACACCACCACCTGTGACACCACCGCCAGCTAGTAGTGGTTCAACACCACCACCAGCTAGTAGTTCCTCTTCATCAAGTGGTTCATCATCTTCTAGTTCATCATCCTCATCAGAATCTAAAACAGAAACAAAAACAGAGGCTAAAACAGAATCTAAGTCTGAAAGTAAAAGTGAGTCCAAATCAGAAAGTAAAAGTGAGGAAAAAAAGGAAGAGTCAAAATCAGAATCTAAGGAAGAAAAGAAAGAAGAATCTAAATCAGAAGAAAAGAAAGAGGAAGAAAAAAAGGAGGAAAAAAAAGAAGAGAAGAAAAAAGAAAAGGCTGTTGCATCAAACCCTATGTTGTTATCTTCTGATTTGTCTGTTATTGAATCACCAGATGGTAGATGGTTACAATCGGCAACAGTTGGGGTATCAAAATCTTCATTAATGGGTGATGAAAGCTATTCTGCCAACGCGGTAATCATGAGTGATCTAAAAACGTTTATTGTTAGTGGAGGATATACTAAAATGGATTTTTCTAGTGGTAAGTTAAAAGCAATACATTCATATTCGACAGCCTTTGCATATCTAAATGGTGTATACATGAATTTGATGGGGTATACATACATTAAGCCAACAACAAAATATGGCGTGTTTGGATATAACGTTGGTTTAATAAATTTACTTATTAAGAACTCTACAGGTGGTTATGATCATAATATGTCATCATCTGTTGTTGGATTTTGGACAAAGCCATATCAATACAATAAAAAATTAAGTATTTCACCACAGGTGTTTACTATGTTTGCACCATTATCTTGGAATAGTGTTACTGGTGGATCAACAGTAAACAGAAGTGTTGGGTTTTTATTAGGTTCTTCTTTTGATTATAAAATAACAAAAAGATTTGGATTTACAATAAACTATAAATTAAGCGGTAATACATCAGCAGGATCGCCATTTTTAAGTAACTTTTTAATTGGGTCAAGGATGATTTTATAAAATAAAAAAACCCTTGTAAAAACAAGGGCTTTTTTGGCAAGAAATGACTAAACGCACTCTCTATACGTTTATGATATAATATAAATTATTTTTTATTTTTTGTCAAGCTTTTATACAAACTTATTATTTCAGAACATTTTTCATAATCTTCTATATCTTCAAAATATTGGATTACATGATCAATAAGAATATCGGGATCTTTTTTAGATAATTGAAATTCTGTTTTCCAGTCCATTATCTCACCTTTACTCAATAATAAACTAGCATTAACAACAAATTTAATTTCTTTTTTTCTTGTTGTTATTAAATGTTTAAACGAATCAACAACACCGCCATAAATTAATGGTTTGTTTTTATCTAAAAAATCTTCAAAAGATTTGTATTTTCCAGTTACATGAACATCCAGTGTTTCTGGTTCGTTGGCGTTAGTTGTTCTCATTTTTAAATGGTTTTGAGTATGTTGGGTATAATAATTTCCAAATAGTTTGTTTAGGGTTTGTTCCATCTAACATGTTAAATAAAATGTTAGAGTGTCTATATTGTTTTGCTCTTAAAGCAAAGTCTTTTCTACTTAAATTTCGATTATTTAAATTTTCAAATATTTCTCTATAATCTTTTTCTATATTTTCAAATCTTACTGTTAAATCGCGAGCGGTTTCTTTTACCCAATTATTAAATTCGTCGGGTACCTTTTCGAGCAGCTCATCAAATGGTTTATTGTCTTTCAAGTATTCCCAAATATCTCTATTTGATATATTTGTTAAAATGCGGTGAAGTCTAATATATTCTTCACCTTTTATTTTCATTCGAAAACCATTCTTAAATCGGATCACATACCCTTCTTTATCGTTACTGATTTCTTCTTTAAGTAAATCATATCCTTCTCCCCAAGTTTTATATAGGGTAACAACTTTAATGTTTAAATTTTTTATTAGATTTTTTAATCTAATATCTTCATTATTATCGTTGTGTATATTAACCTCATCACCGGTTTTGGTGTGGATCATACCAAGTAAAATTAAATCTTCAAAATCATAGTTACAAACTATTCTGTTTTCTGGATAAATAATTTCAAATAAATAGGTATAATCTTTGGCCAACCTATTGTAATCATATTTTTCCAATAATTCTCTTCCTTTGATTGCTTGTGTTGATGTAAATGAACCGCGTGTAGCCAATATCCACTCACCTTTTGTTTTTGGTGTTGGGTCATAATAAGTGTTATCAAAATCAGGTAAATTCTTTGGATCAAAGAATCTTTCCATTCCGGTTTCATAATTATTATTAAACCATATGTTATATCTTCTTTCATCAGTTAATTCTTCTTCATAATAAAAAAGAATACCTAATGAACCATCCATTTTTTCATATACCTCAAAATTTTCATTTGGTAAATCCTCAGGTTTATGTTCCTCATAATTGAAAAATTTCTTGAATGGTCTTGCAACAATTTCACCTTTAGTGTTTGTAACTAACCCACGACATTGTATAGTAATATCATCCCATAGTCTCTCATATTGAACTCTTGGGGAATAATTCCAAATAGTTAAATCAAGAGTCGGGTGAGTTTGTTTATGTAACAAACCATCTTTGTAATATTTTTCTAATGTGTTTAACACAGTATTTGAAGAGGGGTTTTTTTGGTGGATTTACTGACTTGGTAAAAGATTCAATAAACTTACTCATTTACAATTTGATTTGAAACCTATTTTCCATTTGCTTGAGTTTGTCTTCGGGGACATTATGTACGTTTTTACTATCATGCCTGTTTTCAACAATTAAAGTGTGAATTCGATATTTGTATCTTTCTGCCATTTCAAAATACGGTTCCATTTCCCACTCTTCAGTAAAAGTATTGGCAATAACAATTTTTGAAAATTCTAGTTTCATTCTATCTGCGCATATTTGTTGACAATTAATATGTGCCTCCTTAAGTTTACTACCATCAAAGTGGTAAACACCCTTATCATCAGTAAAATAATTGTCTGCAGAAATAATATCTGGTTTAGTTCCCTGATTTGAATGAAGTATTACTTCAGCCAATGTCGTTTTACCGGCACCTGGCAATCCTCTTAGTAATATCACATCGCCGATCCATTCTTTTTCCATGCTACTTATCTTTATTAATAATTACTTCCAATTTCTTAATTCTAACGTCTAAAGACTTCATTTCGTCTCTATAATGGTTTACAATCGAGAGGACCATTAACAACATTAAAATGGTAACTATAAATAAAATAAAGGTATTAATTGTCTTGTTCATATCAATTATTATTAACTAAAGATAGATAAAAAAAACGAAAAAAAAAAATTACTTACTTTCCCAATAACTTTTTCTAATTTTCCCACCAAGTTCTGAGTCATTTGGTGTGTTTAAAATTGTAGAAACGGGCACCAATATTTGCTCCCTATTTGTACCAAGATTATAACATTTTTCACATAATTGGCCACATCCTTCAATATACCCATATCTCATGTCAATATGTTCATAAAATTTATAAGGGGTTTCTTCGCCACATAAAACACATGTTTCAATTTTATCGGCTTTTTCTGTTTGTAAAACACAAGACAAATGATCGGTACCAACTAGGTAATCATAATCAATACTAGAGGTGTCTTTATTACAAATACTGCATACATATTTTTCCATATTAGTAGTTTATAAACTAAAAATAAGTAAAAAATATAAATTAAGGAATATTTTATTGTATTTTTAAAAGAAAAGGGCCGAATTAACGGCCCCTTTACTATTTTACCTCGGTAGAACTTGTAGTGTCTACGGCCGCTTTCGTAGAATCAACTGCAATTACAGCAGATGTGTCAGCTTGAGTACCGGTTGAATCTGTTGTTTCATTTGTGGTAGATCTTGAACCACATGCTGTTAGTGTAACTGCTACACCAATAGCAAAAATAAATATATATTTCTTCATATAGGTTAAATATAAGGAAAAAAAATGATAAAAAAAAACCCCAACGAGAAGTTGGGGTTTAAGGTCTTTCGGCGGGTTCAACTCCGCTTACTTTTTGAAAAAAAACGAAAGGTAATCGACAAAGAGAACCTATAGACATATAAATATATGTGATTTTGGTAAAAAGCCACATATTTAGTTAAAAATTATATAATCTTCGTTTTTATCAATAATTTTTCTTTAAATGTTATTTTTATGGGTGTATTTTCTTTGATATTACCCTTTAAAATTTCATCACTGAGAAAATCTTCACAAAGAGATTGAATAATTCTTTTGATTGGTCTGGCTCCATACTGTTCATCTTTGTTTCTTTTAGCAATTTCACTCATAACACTAGCATCGAAGGTGATAAAATATTTTTTCTCATTTAAACGATCTATTAAACGATCCATTTCAAGTTTTATAATCTTCTTAATTGCTTCTTCACCTAATGGATTAAATAAAACTATATCGTCAATTCTGTTCAAGAACTCAGGATTGAATTGTTGCTTAAGCGATTTCTGTATAATTGTTTTTTTAACCTCATATTGTTGATTTTCACTACTACTAGTATTAAACCCAACACCACTACCAAATTCAGATACTTTTTTAGCACCAATATTAGATGTCATAATGATCAATGTATTTGTGAAGTTTACTTTCCTACCAAAGGCGTCAGTTAAATGACCTTCGTCCAGTATTTGTAATAATAAATTAAACACATCCTTGTGTGCCTTTTCTATCTCATCAAATAAAATAACAGAAAACGGATTATTCTTAATTTTTTCTGTTAATTGACCACCTTCTTCATAACCAACATAACCTGGAGGCGACCCAATTAATCTAGATACCGTGTGTTTTTCCATGTACTCACTCATATCAACACGAATAACATTATCTTCTGATCCAAAAATTAATTTAGATAATGTTTTTGCTAGATATGTTTTACCAACACCGGTAGAACCAAGAAATATAAAAGAACCAATTGGTTTTTTACTATCTTTAATTCCAACTCTGTTTCTTCTAATTGATTTAGATATTGTACTAATAGCTTCGTCTTGCCCAATAACCCTTTCTGATAATTTAACTTCTAAATTTATTAAATTAGAAACCTCATTACTATCCATTTTCGAAATTGGAATACCAACCATACTCGATACCATATCATAAACATCATCAACACTAACTGGTATCAACGAATCGTTTTGTTTAGCTAACCATTTAGCTTTTTCCTCATCTAATTTTTTGATGACCTTTTTTTCTTCATCTCTTAGTTTTGCAGCTTCTTCATAAACTTGTTTTTTAACAACTTCATGCTTCTTTTCTTTAATTGTTTCTATTTCTTTTTTTAATTTCTCAATTATTTCAGGAGCCTTTGTTACAACACGTTTTTCTGAACCTAGCTCATCTAAAACATCAATAGCTTTATCTGGAAATTGTTTATCTGTCATAAACCTTCCTGATAATCTTACTATTGTTTCAACAACCTCATCACCATATGATACTTTATGAAATCCCTCATATGATTTTTTTAAGTTTTTTAAAATCTCAACCGTTTCATCTTCAGTTGGTTCTTTTAAAATAATTTTTTGAAATCTTCTTACTAATGCGCCGTCCTTTTCAATGTGTTTTTTAAATTCATCAAATGTTGTTGCGCCAATACACTGCATTTCACCTCTTGCTAATGCTGGTTTTAAAATATTAGCAGCATCCATTGAGCCAGATGCATTTCCGGCACCAACCATTGTGTGTATTTCATCAATAAAAACAATAACATCAGGGTTTTCTTGTAGCTCATGTAAAATTGCTTTAATTCTCTCTTCAAATTGGCCTCGATATTTTGTACCCGCGACCAATGAAGTTAAGTCAAGTGATAGTAATCTTTTATCAATTAGATTAGATGGGCAATCTCCCTTAGATATCATTAATGCTAATTTTTCAACTAATGCAGATTTACCAACACCAGCATCACCAACAATAATCACATTATTTTTTTTCTTTCTTGAAATGATTTGCGCAATTCTTTTAACTTCTTTATCCCTACCAACAACCGGATCAATTTTATCTTCTTCTGCTAACTTAATTAAGTCTCTAGAAAAATTGTCTAAGATTGGTGTGTTTGAATTAACTCTTTTGTTTTTAGGGTTAGTTCTGGGGTTTTCTTCATAACCAAATTCTACTGCCATATACTATCTTTTAAGTTTAACACAAACATACGTAAAAAAAGTTAAAAAAACAAAATATGGTTCAGACAAAATGTCTAAAAAAATGTCTAACGAATGTCTAAATGTCAGCTTTAGACATTTGGTTCACAATTTGTAAATTGTAAAAATAAAATAAAACTATATGATTACATTATTTAAAGATCCGTTCTTTGATGCGTTTGATAAAGTATTAGATGCATCTCGCTACAATGTTAGCCCACAAACTAATATTCACAAAACAGAAAGTGAATATAAAATCTCAATGTCAATACCTGGTTTAACTAAGGATGACTTAAAGATTACCATAAAAGAAGGTGTTTTAAAAATCTCTTTTGAAAAGGATGAGAAGAATGAAAGAACACATTTCATTGGTAATTTTATAAAATCTTATACAATACCTGATGATGTTAAAGAAAAAGACATTGTGGGTAATGTTGAGAATGGTGTGTTGGTATTAACACTACCAATCGATAAAAAGAAGTCAATTGAGAGACTTATTTCTCTTAATTAAATGTAACCCCGATAATATCGGGGTTTTCTTTACTATTTATAATAAATAGAAATCATGAATAAATTAGAAATGAAACGTAAGCACATTGAAGAAGCTAACATTTTACTGGACAAAAGGTCTAAAGAAGTTAACAATAAGGTGACTGCAGTTAGAGACACAACAAAAAAAGACCAGTTAAAAGACAAATTAATGAGTCAATTGAAAACCGGTAGTGGAAATTCCTTTGGTTTGGTGAAATAAATTAAAACCCTCAATATTGAGGGTTTTTTATTTAATATTTATTATTTATATTACAATAAAAAAATCATGGCAATATTATCAGAAAGAATTGAGGGTACAAGTATATCTGTTGATATTAAATCGACTAATATTAGATCCGCGTCATATAATACGGAAAGCAAGTTGTTGACAGTTGTATTCAATAACGGTAGTATTTATGAATACGCAGATGTTTCATGGGAATTGTTCACCAAGTTTAGGATGAGTGATTCGCAGGGAGCATTTCTAAATGCAAAAATAAAGAATGCACACGCCTATAAAAAGGTAAGTTAATGAAAAATCTAGTAGACGAACTTTTAGAATTATCAGATCCGGAGACAGACAGTAAGATTATTAAGTCATTTCAGCTTAAGGATACGTTGTGTCCAACAATATTTGATAAGAACGAAACTGGGGAATTTACAATTAAAAAGGAAATTTCGGATAAGTTATTAGAGATAACAGATTCATTTATTGATTTCCTAGGTGTTGATTTTTTTATACATGATGTTATATTAACAGGCTCTTTAGCTAATTACAATTGGTCAGAATACTCGGATGTGGATTTACACATATTAATAGATATGAATGAGATCAGTGAAGGTGATAGTGCTTCAAACGCTATGCACGATATCGTTAAAGAGTTTTTTGACGCAAAAAAGAATGTTTGGAATGAAAAGAATGACATTAAAATAAAAGGATTTGATGTTGAATTATATGTTCAAGATGTTAATGAAGAACACGTTTCATCTGGGGTATATTCGGTTTTAAACAATGAATGGGTTGTTGAACCATCTATGAAAAAAGAGAATATCGACACCAAAAAGATACTAGAAAAGGGTGAATTTTTTGCCAAAAGAATTGACCAACTAATTGATTATCATGAACATGGTAAGGATGTTGATAAAATGGCTTTAGACCTAAGAGACAAATTAAAAAAATTTAGAAAAAGTGGGCTAGAGGCTGGTGGGGAATACTCATATGAGAACTTAACTTTCAAGCTTTTAAGAAGAAATGGGTATATTGAGAAGTTAATGGATCTTAGAAATAGTATTTCAAACAAAAAATTATCCCTACCATAATTGTTATCTGTATTTTTTTCCTTTTCCCCTGTATTTATAGGGTAAGAATAAGCTTATTTATAATTTAAAAACAATGGGAGATATTAAACCTATCGGTAGTGAGAAATTACAAGGGGATGAAAAGTTCAAAAGAATCCTCGAATTAACTTACTATAATCAGAAATCGTCTAATCAAAAAACGTCTAATGCTGAATTAGTTAAAGAAGGTAAACATGGGGTTTACGGTATCGTTAGAGAAAAAGACGGATACTATGTTAAAAAAGGATTGAATGAATCATCACTAGATTATATTGGTGGTATGTTCATGAAAAATAAAAACAAATTTAGTTCATATGCTGAAGCTCTTAAAAGATTAGAACTTTTAAAGGGTCAAGAAATGCTGAATGAAGACATAACAAAATATGTTTTAAAAACAACCAAACCAACACAGGAAATGCCAATGCCAGAACCGGCTGTTAATAGTGCACCAGCACCTTCGATGCCACCTTCTGATACTGAAGCACCTGCTGATAGTATGGACAATATGGATGCCCCTATGCCAGACGCTGAAGGTGAACCCGAAGCAATGAGCCCAGAAGAAAGTAAGCGTTCTGATTATATGGCTGAGATTCAAAAGTTTTCTGGTAAATTAGGCCAAGAACTTAGAGATCAACAACCTAAAATGGAAAGTGATGATATAAAATATGTTTTAAACATGATAATTTCTGCGGTTGATTTGGATAAATTAGACGAAGATGATATCGAAGAGATTGGTAAAAAGTTTGAAAGAGATGAAGAGATGGGTTCTGAAGAAATGCCACAAGCAGATGCTGAGGCTCCAGAAGCTGAACCAGAATCTGACGAAGTTGTACCAGCACCTGAAGATGATTTAGCAGAAAGAATGTCTAAATTAGAAGAACTTATTAATACAAAATTTGGTGAAGAACCAGAGGAAGAGGCTTTAGATGAAGTATATTTTGATTTTGAAGACGGTGGAGAAGATGCTTATGATAAACATTTAACAAAAGATTCTGAAGAAGAGGAAGATGAGGAAGGTAACTATAATTTAGATATCACTCATGAATTATCAAATATCAACGAAGCAATTAATACAACCTTAAGTAAATATTTTGAATAAATGTACCTTCTATACATTAATGAACTAGGTCAAGATTATAAAGGACAAAGACAATATGAATTTATCTTTGGTAACGACCCAGACACATTAGTTGAAGAATGGTTTATAATTCCGTCTGCCGGTAGAGCTATACCACCAGAAGTAGAATCAATCGATTTGGTTGGTTTACTTAAGAATTCTGATTTAAAACTTGAATTAGTACAGAATTCTGATTATTTTGGTGTTATCGATGCGGTTGATGGAATTATTGCATTAGGGTGGGAAGCTTTTGATATTGAAGCAGAAGAAAGACCAATAAGGATTTCATTTCATTTTGCTGAAGAATTAAAAAGCGTAACACAGAAATTAGCAACGAAGGGGCTTAGATTAATTAATGAAGAAATTAAATATAAATTAAAATGAAAAGAACAGAAATAATAGAAAAACTTATTAAAGAAGGATTTTCAGAAAAAACATTGGTTAGATTCAATGATAATCAGTTAATGAAATTTGCTGATAAAATGTTAAAAGAGGCTCAAACTGTAACAACAACTAAAACTGTTTATAATAGTAAAGATCCTAAAGATATCGCAGCGTTAAACACGGTATTACAAACTCCAGACGCTTTAAAAGATCAATCAGTTGAAGTCAAAGAAGTTGATGCGGCTAAAGTACCAAAAAAGAAAAAAGGTAAATCTATTCTTAATTTAAAAGACCCTAGCGCATTTGTTGAAAATGTTGTAAGTAAGAAATATCATTCAGTAACAACAAAATCGGAAATTATGGAAATGGTTAAATTAAAAATGAATGGAACAGTGTCTGAAGATTTATCTGAAAGAAAAATGCCTAAGTTACCTGAATTTTTATCTTTTGATTCTATTGTATCTGCTGGTAAACCAGAAGAAGCTCCAGTTCAACCTGAAGTAATTCCTGACACACCAACAAGAGAGAAACCAAAAAGAGAGGATGACCCAAGAAGAAGACCCTTTAGAAATCCAAATGAAGAGCCGGTTCCAGAGTCAGATCCAAAAGCTAAAATAAAAAAATTACATAGAAATAAAATGTCTATGGCTGCCGAATAAATTTAACTATGAAACTAACAAAAAAATCGTTATTATTGAAGATAAAAGAAAATATTAACGAAATGCCAATGACATTTGATACACCTGATAGCAGGCCAAATCCTGACGTTGAAAGAGATTTGGCTAGTAGAGATCATACATTTAAGAAAGTAAACTTCCCTAAAAATGTTAATGAACCACACTCAAATTTTGAGGAATTATTAGCATCTAAGCGTTATAAGCAAATTGTTGATAACGTTAGAAATAATTTAGGGATGCCATTAGGTGTTGGTGATGAAATCAGTCCAACGTTAAATAGTATAATGGGTCGAACTCAGTATGAAGTATCGCGTATCGAATCAACACATTTAAGAGAGTTAGAAGCATTGGCTGTTGAGCTAGTGATGAAAGAATTGGGTGTTGAGGAAGGTGATATTGTTTATGAAGCAAAGATTGAATTACCATCAAATGAGGGCTTCAAGAACTCACCTCCAGGTGAAATGGAACCAGAAGAAGTTGAATTGGAAAAGGAACTTGCCGATGAATTAGATAATTTTACATTAGAAAGAGCAAAAAGAAGGATGATTAACGCTATGATGCAAGGAGCATCAAGTACGGGTCATTTTATGTATCACTATGCAAGAGAAGGTTTACAACAAATAACTGGTCAAGCAGACAGACTAATATCAATGTATGGCGCTTTAATGTCAGCAGCTGATGCTATGTTATGGCAAGGAAGTAATAGAGCTATGGGTGTTGGTGGAGGTGGTGGAACACCACAAGTTGGGGGTAAGGAAAAATCTTATCCAAATGAGAAGCCGCCAAGAGTTGTTGCAACAGCAATTAATTTTCCAATATTAGTTCATGAATTAATTAAAGGAACATACGAAGTTATTGCAGACCTTCATAGTAACCCAAAAGATGCTGATGGTAATATAGATATGGAATTAGCCAGAAGAGTAAAGGATAAGGAAGATAGTAAGAATAAAGAGATTTGGGATTTTAGATTAGGCCCAGCAATATGGGACATTCTTAAAGATTCGTTCCCAGAAGAAACAATTACAGATGAAGATAAGGCTGGAATTCAATTAATTATGTTTCAAACTATTGTTTCTAAACCAGCTAAACAGTTTTTAGTATTCATGAGAGAAGTCCTTTCTAACACCGATACTAGCAAGAGATTAATGAAATCATTATATGATATGATCAATGGTGAAATTAATGATTATGATTATAAAGTAGCAATGGAAGAATTTGACAAACAATTGGATGACATTACCAAGGGAATTGATGATGACGATTTATATGGGGAACTAGGTGGTTTGGGAATAGATAAACCAAGAGATTAATGAGAAATTAAGTTAAAGTGGTCAAATTTGACCACTTTTTTTATATTTATATATATGAGTCAAAAAATAGAACAATTAAAGGAGTATGCTCGTATAATAAAAGATACTCCATACGCACTTAAAACATATCTCCAAACCTTTGATAATACACAGAGAAAGTTTGTGCCATTAGAGTTGTTTCCTGATCAAATACAATTATTAAAAGATTACGAAACATATAATGAGAACATCACAAGAAAATATCGTCAAGCTGGTGTAACAACAGTAACGGCCGCATGGTTATCAAAAAAATTACAATTAGCAAAACCAGAAAATCCAGAAAGGGTTTTGATTATCGCAAACAAACGTGATACCGCAATTGAGATGGCGAATAAAGTTCGTCACTTTTTAGATCAATGGCCAGAATGGATAAATGTTGGGTTTTCACCAGATAAAAATTCAGAAAGTAGATTTAGATTAAATAACGGATCTGAGGTAAAGGCTGTGGCCACATCTGCGGATGCTCTTCGTGGTTTTACACCAACAATATTAGTATTTGATGAGGCAGCATATATTGAGGCTGGAGATGACTTCTGGGCGGCTTCTATGGCCTCGTTATCAACCGGTGGTAAGATTATATTAATATCAACACCAAATGGCTACGATCCAATTTATTATGGTGTTTATGAACAAGCAATTAGGGGTATTAATGATTTTCACATCACTGATTTAAGATGGTTTAAAGATCCTAGATATACTAAAGATTTGGTTTGGATTAAAGTTCCAGATATTGTACATTATATGTTAAATAGAGAACAATATAATGATGATGAGGTTATTTTAAAAGAATTCGACATAACAAAATACAAAGAATTAATGGATAATGGGTATCAACCTTATTCATCTTGGTTTGAGTCAATGTCCAAAAAATTCAAATATGATAAGAGAAAAATTTCTCAAGAACTTGAATGTGATTTCTTAGGATCTGGTGATAGCGTAATACCAACCGAGACAATGGAAAAGATTGCTAAAACCATGATTAAACAACCAAAAGAAAAATATATGCAAGGATTGCTTTGGCAATGGAAAGAACCTGTTCAGGGGCATAGGTATATTATGGGAGTTGATGTTAGTAGAGGTGATAGTGAGGATTTTTCATCAATCAATATTATTGATTTCGATGAAAGAGAGCAAGTTGTTGAATATGTTGGTAAAATGCCACCAGATGATTTAGCGTCTGTTGCTTATAAATGGGGTATATTATATGATGCGTTTATTGTAATCGATATCACAGGTGGTATGGGTGTTGCAACATCAAGAAAATTGCAAGAAATGAATTATAAGAACTTATTCATTGATGGTATTAATACCAAGAATGTTTGGGAATATAATGCAAAAGCAATGGAAAAAATACCTGGAATTAATTTTAATAATAAAAGAACACAAATTGTTTCAGCATTTGAAGAACAACTCAGACATGATTTTATTGTTAGATCTAATAGGCTTTTAAATGAACTAAACACTTTTGTTTATATAAATGGTAGACCAGATCACATGAAAGGACAACATGATGATTCAATCATGAGTTTAGCTATTGCTTTGTATGCTGGAGAAATATCATTTACACAATTAGTTAGAAACGAACAACAGAATAAGGCTATGCTAGATTCTTGGGTTATGTCAGAAAGAACATATCAGTCACCACAAACAGAAAATTATTCATATGGAACTAGTTTCGATCAGGTTGGTATGATGCAAATTGATAGCTCACCATACGCAAAGAGTAGTTCTAACGGTATACCAGCGAAAGAACAGTACAATCAATATTCCTGGTTATTCGGAACTAATAAAAAGGCTTGATAATTCAATAAAAATTGATTAGATTAATTACAATAGTATTTATATAGTATGGCGAATCAAGATTTGACAGTTTTTCAGAAATTAACTAAGATATTTGGCTTCCAGAATAAGGGAGAACAAAGTCCTCCGTCTTTTAATTTTTCAAGAGAAGAGTTATTAAAGACCGATGATCCCGTTGAATTTGAAAAAGCTAGGTTACAAGCACAACAGTCTCAATATCTTTTTGATAAGTGGGCAAAATTAGATAATTCATTATATAACCAATCAGTATATTATGAACCAAATAGACTATCAGCATATTATGATTATGAGTCTATGGAGTTTACACCTGAGGTGTCAGCAGCATTGGACATTTATGCGGAAGAATCTACAACGGTTTCTGAAAAGGGATATATTTTAAATGTATATTCCGAATCAAAAAGAGTAAAGAACGTTTTAATAGATCTATTTGAAAATAGATTAGATATAAACACTAACCTACAAATGTGGGCTAGAAATGTGTGTAAGTATGGTGACAACTTTGTTTATTTAAAGAGTGATCCAGAAAGAGGTATTGTTGGTTGTCAACAATTACCTAATATTGAAATTGAAAGACTTGAAGGTGCACAATCAAGAACACCAAACTCTGGTGATCTAAAATCCCCAATTCGCGAATTGAGATTCCAATGGAAAAATAAGGATATGGAATTTCAGTCTTGGGAACTTGCACATTTTAGATTATTGGGTGATGATAGAAAGTTACCATATGGTACTTCTATGTTAGATAAGATTAGAAGAATTTGGAAACAACTTTTACTTGCTGAAGATGCCATGTTAATTTATAGAACATCAAGGGCTCCAGAAAGACGTGTATTCAAGATTTTTGTTGGTAATATGGATGATAAGGATATTGAACCATATGTACAACGTGTTGCAAACAAATTTAAAAGAGATCAGGTAGTAGATAGTAGAAATGGTCAAGTAGACATGAGATACAATCAAATGGCTGTTGATCAAGATTATTTTATTCCTGTTCGTGATCCTGCGGCCCCAAGTCCAATTGAAACATTAGCCGGTGCGCAAAACTTAGGTGAGATTGCGGATATTGAATATATTCAAAAGAAATTATTGGCAGCACTTCGTATTCCTAAGGCGTTCTTAGGGTTTGAAGAGGTTGTTGGTGACGGTAAGAATCTTGCTTTAATGGATATTCGTTTTGCAAGAACAATCAATAGAATTCAAAAATCTTTAATACAAGAATTAAATAAAATCGCTTTAATTCACTTATATCTTTTAGGATTAGAGGATGAATTAGAAAACTTTACATTAGGTTTAACAAACCCTTCTTCACAAGCAGATTTATTAAAAATTGAGCAGTGGAAAGAAAAGGTTACATTATATAAAGATGCAACTTCAGATCAATCTCAAGTGGGTATATTACCAGTATCACATACGTGGGCTAAAAAGAATATTCTTGGTATGAGTGATAATGAAGTGTTGTTAGATTTACAACAACAACGTCTTGAAAGAGCTATGGGAGCTGAATTACAAAATACAGCACAGATCATTAAAAGGTCTGGTGTGTTTGATGAGGTTGATAGTAAGTATGGTATTCCGGAAGAAGAAAGAGCGGAAATTGAAGCACAAGCGAACGCTGACGGTGATGAAGGTGCATTGGGCGGAGGTATGCCACCTAGTCCATCATCAGAACCACCTGGAGAGGCTTCTGAACCATTAAGTGAAAGAAAAAAGTTTAGTAAAATCAGAAGTGTTTTAGGGGAATCACAAGAAAATAATGATTTATTTAATCTTGAAAAGGCACAGAAGAATATTTATGAAATAGAAAATAAATTGAACGACATTATAAACGATTAAAAATGAACAGAATTGGGATTATAAAGAGCAAACTCTTAAAAAAACTAACAGAATCATATGGTTCTAACAATAAATCTGAAATGAAAAACATTTTAAAATCTGTTGTTGAGAATAAGGAGTTCAAGGAGATGTATCTTTTCTACGAGGAAATTGAAAATAAATATTTTGAAGATAAGGAAATAGCTAAATTATATGTTGAAGGTATTGATACCGAAATGGTAAAACAACAAGTTAAAAATTTAAAAACATTCTGTGAATCACTAGATAAGAAGTTAGGGGATATTGAGGTGACAACAAATGAAATATATGAGGCTTTAGATCAATTGGGATCTGAAGATTCGTTATCAAACCTTGAAAAGAAAATTGTGGCAAAAAAGAGACTAATTGAACATTTAACAACTAAAAAATCAGTAGAAAACATCTCTGAGAGTAAAACTTACACAGCAAATGAAAATTTGTTACATGCAGTATTGGTAAATAATTTCAATAATCTATACGAAAATACATTATCTAAAGAAGATAAAGAGGCACTTAAGAATATTTTGGATATAAACGGTGAAGAGTTATTAACTAAAACATCTGAACTAAAAGAAACAATTCTTTCTAAAGTTACAAATATTTTATCAGAATCTAAAGATGCTGATTTGGAAACAAAACTTAAATCAGTTAGAAATGAGGTTAATTCGATGACTCCATCAAAATACAATTATTACAGATTAACACAACTTAAAAATGGTCTTGATTAAATCAGACCATTTTTTAATTTTTCCACATAAACGGCTTTTAATACTTCAGCACGTTTTTTAACAGAGGGTTTTGTAAACGATTGTCTTTCTCTTAGATTTTGAATCTGTTTAGTTTTTTGTACCTTACTTTTGTAAGTTTTAAGAGCAGACTCAATGCTCTTTTCTTTTTTCATATCAATTATAATCATATATTATAAATATTTTCATTTAATCTTTTGGAATATTAAAAAAAATTCCTTATTTTATATCTTATCACCATAATATAATTAAAATTATGAAAAAAATTAATGAAAATCGGAAAATATATTCCATTAGGCGATCACAAAGATGTAAAAGTTGGCTATGGAACAGTAGATTTTAAAAATCTTAAAACAGTTTATGTAAAAATGAATGCATGGGTAGAACCCAATAATGAAAATGAAGACTTTAACAAAACAATCTCTAAAGCAAGAAAAAAAATGAAAGACTTTATTAGAGAGTATAATTTAGGTGAAAATTTCAAAAAAGAAAGTATTGTTGATTTAGATATTAGGACAAAAGGGATAAAGATGAATAAAAGATCATTTATGAATTTAGAAATCACATTATTCGTAGATAAATTTTTTGATGTTAAGTCTAATTTAGTTAAAAACTTACTTAAAACCTTCACTCACGAGTCAATAGATAGTTGTTTAGCGGATAAAACATTATTCAATTTTAATAAAACTAAGATTTGATTCTATTATCCTTGTATTTATATGATATATTAATATATCATAATGAAAATATTAGGACCTAACGACTCTGGAAGAGGACTACTGATTGAATATGACGCAGGTCACATATCTCCAGAAGAATTAAAAAACAAAAATATAATAACAGAAATACAGAATAAGGATACCGACCAGGATCTTATTCTGTATGCTGTTTTACAAAAATACGATACCCCAAATAAGAACGGTAGGATTTATCCTGAGATGTTACTTAAAAGGGAAAATGAAAAGTATCAACAAATAATGAGCAAGGGTTCCGCCCTTAATGAGCTCAATCATCCGTCATCATCACTTATTGATTTAGATAGAGTTTCCCATACAATCACCGAAACGTGGTGGGATGGTAAAACTTTAATGGGTAAAATAAAAATATTAACATCTCCAGGTTGGAAAAAAATGGGGATTGTTAGTTGTAAAGGTGATCAAGCAGCCATGCTACTTCTAAATGGCGTTACATTAGGTATATCTTCAAGAGGTGTTGGATCATTAAAACAAATAAAGGGACAAAACATTGTACAAGATGATTTTGAATTAGTTTGTTTTGATTTGGTATCATCACCATCAACACCAGGTGCTTACGTTTTTCAAGACATTGCGGATAAAGATAAATTTAACGAAACCGTTGAAGAAAAGTCTACTATGGATGATAGAATGAAGAAATTAATGGGTAATCTTGATACTTTTCTTAAACGATAATATTAAAACAATAAAAAATCATCTATTTTGATATTAAAAAAGAGATTTTTTTAAATATACACATATTTATATAGTAAATCAAACAAAAATAATGAGCGAAAAATCGATTTTAGAACAAGCACTACTTCAAGTAAATACACTTGAAGAAGCAGTAAAGCAAAATGCAAAAGGTATACTTTCTTCAGTAATGAAGCAAGAACTAAACGAATTGCTTAAAGAATCAGAAGAAGAGGAAGAAGTAGCAGATAATGCTATGGATCCTAAAGTAGAGGAAAACGACATGTCAGAGCAGCCAGATTCAGATGATGAAGAAGCTGATGATGAAGATGAAATGCCCTCGATAAATGATGAACCATCAAAAGATATCGATGGTGAAGACGAAGAAGATGAAGACGATATGTTTTCAACTGACGACGAATCACCTGAAATGGAAGACGATGAGTTACCATCTATGGATGATATGGCATCAGATGATGACGATACATTAGACATGACAGGAGCTCCAGATGAGGAGGTTCTAAAGGTGTTTAAAGCAATGTCAGATGAAGATGGTATTATTGTTAAAAAAGACGGTAATAATATTGAACTTACAGATGCTGATGATGAGTACATTATTAAGTTAGACGAATCAGAAGAAGAGGAAGAAGAAATGTCTGAAGACTGGACTGAAGAGGAAGCTAGCGATGATGTTGCAGATGACGAAACCATCTATGAAATTGAGTTAGATGATGAACCAGAAGACGAAACTGAAATGTCTGAAGAAGATATGCCAGCTGAAGAAGAGGTTGATGAAGCTGCTCGTACTAAGTGGAACGTACATGGTGGTAAAAGATCTGGTTTAAAAAGTAAAAAAGTTTTTGCAGCTGGTGCTAAAAATGAATCTAAAGCATCAACAAATGCAATTAACGAAGAAGTAGAAAATCTTAAAAAACAAAACAGCGAATATAAAAAAGCGTTGATTATGTTTAAAGATAAACTAAATGAAGTTGCTGTATTTAACGCAAATCTTGCTTATGCAACTAGATTATTCACTGAACATTCAACAACAAAACAAGAGAAATTGAATATTTTGAAGAAATTTGATTCAATTTCAAATATAAAAGAATCTAAAAATCTTTACAATACTATTAAATCAGAATTAGATACTAAAAAACCAGTAACTGAATCTATAGTTAATAAGATTGTTAATACCGCATCAACATCTTCTTCTCAAGAAGTTTTATCTGAGTCAAAAGCTTATGAAGCACCTCAATTTAAGAGAATGAGAGATTTGATGAGTAAAATAAAATAATAAATAAAAAAAACAAAAACCAAATATTTTAAAATGGGAGCATTATTAGAATCAGGTATGGTAGGTAACATCGGTCTTAAGCACCTTCGTGTTATCAAAGAAGATACCATCAAAAAATGGGATGACTTAGGCTTTTTAGAAGGTCTTGACGGTCACCAAAAAGATAACATCGCGCAATTGTATGAAAACCAAGCGTCTTATTTAATCAACGAAGCAGCAGTTTCTGATGCTAGTGGTTCATTCGAGACAGTGGTATTCCCAATTATCCGCCGTGTATTCTCTAAATTATTAGCAAACGATATCGTTTCTGTACAAGCAATGAACTTACCAATTGGTAAATTGTTCTACTTCGTACCTAAAATTCAAGAAAGACAATCAAACTTACACAAATCACCTTATGGTATGCCAGGCAATAGCGACGCATCTACTTTAGGTTATGAAACTGGTACAACAGATCCAAGAAGCTTGTATGATCGTTTTTACGAAGCAAATGATGCAGCTGATGCTGGTATCTATGATTACTCTAAAGGAGCGTTCTCTGCTGTAACTTTAACAGGTTCTTCAGTTGTAACTTTCTCTAACGGAGCAACTACAGATGTAGCTAACGCTGATTTAACTGGTGATACAGTTTCTGATATCATTGTTAAATTCACAGGATTTGCAAAAGATGGTCAAGGTAAATTGATCGGGCCAAATGGTTCTGTAATGGATACTGAAGAATTCTTAGCTTCTGCTGTAGTTAACTACGCAGGTGCAGCAAGAAACTTTAACATTGTTACACAAAAGTATGGTAAAGGTATTGTTGAATATGGTCAAAAATCAACTTCAGCAACATATCCTTCAGGAAGATACCAAGATATTTGTGACGAAGAAGGTACAATTTACGTAAAAGTAGATTTACAATCTTACAGCGCAACTTCAGGTTTCTCTGACTTTACTATTCCTTCAGGTTTCACTTCAAGTGCAGTATCATTAGTTTTCAGAGTTTATGATACATTAGAATTTGAAGATCAAATTGGTGAAGTATCGTTTGATTTAGCTTCAGTAACAGTTTCTGTAACTGAAAGAAAATTAAGAGCTAGCTGGTCTCCAGAATTAGCACAAGACGTTTCTGCTTTCCATAACATCGATGCTGAAGCTGAATTAACAGCTTTATTATCTGAGCAAATCGCTGCTGAGGTTGACCGTGAAATTTTACGTGACCTTAGAAAAGGTGCTGCTTGGACTGCTAAGTGGGATTATAATGAGTGGAAATATGGTGCAACTGGAAACACTCCGTTCATGGGTTACACTCAAAAGGATTGGAACCAAACATTGGTGACTAAAATCAACCAATTGTCAGCTCAAATCCATAAGACTACATTAAGAGGTGGTGCAAACTGGATCGTTGTTTCTTCAGAAGTATCTGCAGTATTCGATGATTTAGAATATTTCCACGTATCTAATGCTGGTCCAGAGCAAGATCAGTACAACATGGGTATCGAGAAAGTAGGTACACTTGCTGGACGTTATCAAGTATACCGTGATCCATACTTACCAGCAGGTAAGATCCTTGTAGGTCACAAAGGTAAGTCACTATTAGACGCAGGTTATATCTACGCTCCATATGTGCCGTTACAGTTAACTCCAACAATGTACAATCCATTTAACATGACACCGATTAAAGGTATCATGACACGTTACGCAAAGAAAATGGTAAACAACCGTTACTTCGCTGTAATCAACGTAAGTGGTTTACAAACGTTCGATATGAATACTTTAAGATAATCTTAAAATTATCATAATAAGAACCCTCACAGAAATGTGGGGGTTTTTTTTGTAATAAAATTAACCTATATTTGTAATAATGGGTGAAAATGTTGATTATAGTAAACTTAGACTAGATGTCCTTGAAAAAATGATATACCAACGAGGTATTGATTGTAAATTGAAGAAGGATGAAATGATAAGAATGCTTAAACTATATGACGAGGGTAAGTATGTGGAGCCAATGTTGGAAACCACCTATGACAAATATGAAAGTGGATTTACTATAGGTATAGATTTAAAAAATCATGCGCAATTGGTACAAATCGGTAAATTGGTCGAAAAAAAAGAAGCTAAGAGATTAAATCGATATGCTTCTGGTAGGGTCTATTACTGGGGGCCAAATAAGCTCATTTAAGGGGCTTTCTTATCTTTCTTGCGTTCTTCATAGCTAGGCTCAAAATAAGCCTCAATTAGGTCATGAAACTCC